TCAAACAATCCTTCGTCATTTTCCTGGAGATACCATACATTTGAAGAAGATGTGATACTAGTTAAATCTCCAGCTCGAGTCCAAGCTGTTACAACATTATTAGATGTTATATTAATAGAAATAGTTGAAGTATCTATATTACTATTTAACATTGGAAATCTTTGGTTAGATACTTGACCATCAAACATATAGATATCAGTAGTCAATCTACCTTGATATACATCTAACTCAATAAACTTAAAGGATCCCTCTGTAGGTGTGATTGTTTTATTATCTAATGATATAAATGTATATGATGTTCCGTCATATACTGTTGTGAATTCATGACCTCTACCTATGGTTAAGTTAGAAGGTGTAACCCCACCAATTGTTGGACTAGTTACTGTCAAATCAAAAGTAGCTTTAGCTGCTGTTCGTGAAGAAGGTGTGTACCCTAATTCTTTAGCTCTTGATACAACATTCTTTCTAATCTGTGCTGTGTCTAAGAACATCTCTGATGCTACCATGTTAGCATTAAAGGCTGATGTATGAGCAGCGTATGCTAAGAGGTCTGTTAGAATAGCTAGATTAGATCCTTCAAAATTATAATCTTTTAAAGTGTCTTGACCTTTAAGATATTCTTTAAGACTAGTTGATACATCTTCAAAGTCTAAATCTGTTATGTTAATGTTTGAACTTTTTATTGTTGCCATTGTTATTTCCTATTATCGTACTCTCTGTAATACTAAATCTAATTCTTGTGGACTCGGATCATTATGAATAGTGAACATCATTGTTACATTAAGATCGTTACCAACATCTGATACTAGTATCTCTGTTATTTTGGCTCTTGGTTCAAAACTACTGATTAGAGCTTTAATGTTATCTTTCAACACAATATTATCTTGTGTTGTTAATTCAAACAACATACCTCTAAGATTTAGTCCCAAACTTGGTTTGAACGGTCTTTCATATAGGTTTGTAGATATTAAATTTCTTACTGATCTCTTGATAGCTAGAATATCTGATTTGACTATAGTATCTCCTGTTTGAGGATGCAATGTCATATTGATATCGATATCAGTAAACCACCTTCGAGATACTCTACTTGATTTATTTTTACTATTAAATTGGGCCATATTACTATTTATGTCTTTTAATCAGGTTTCTTTGTCTTAGTTCCTGTTTCTGTATGTGTATGAGTTGCCAATGTAGCACCCGTATCTGTAATCTCACCTTGAGCTGTAATATCTTTAGCCGCCGTAACATTTTCTGTTACATGAAGTTTACCTGTAATTGTTGTATCAGATATTATCTCTGTTTGATTGTTACCTGTAATTGTTATCTTACCTTGAGATAGAAGATCAGAAGTACCCACAATAGTACCATCAAAATTACCACCGATTGTACTTTCACAATTTCCCGCAACTACACTTTTACTATCTCCACCTACTGTTGTTTCTGTATTTCCTGTAACATTCATATAAGCGTTACCTTCTATATTAACAACTACATCTCCTGTAATATTAACAAAATCATTTCCAACAACAACTGAGTATTTGTCTCTAACAACTTTCTCTACATAATCTCCCTTGTTGGCGATTTCAATTCTTGTACCCGATCTATGATAAAGATGTATTCTTTCAAAGTCTGGAGTATCATCTAATTCAATTATATGACCTGATTCTGTTTCATGTACATGATTGAATGGATATGTGGGATTTATATATGTTGTATCATCTCTTGGACCAACAATATTATTCATACCGTTTGTTTTACCTGTTTCGAATCTTGTACCTTCTTCAGCCCCACCTTCTCCAGTTAATAAAGTTTCATCATCTATAGTTATCTTCGGATATGATACATCTCCTCTAGCTAACAGATTAACATCAGAAGTTTTGAGATATAACTTTTTAGGATATATTTCACCTGTTGTCTCTCCATCTCGTCTAGGAGATTTATCTAATGCTAAATCCAATCCGTAAGTTCTATTAATATGTTTAGGTGATTCTCCATCAGGTGTACCTTTAAAAGAATCTTTTGTATCTACTCGAGGATCATTGAATCCGTCTTCTGTTGATCTTACTATCTGTTGAAAATTTCTTGTACCCTCATCATCAACACTCTCATCTATTCTATAGTATTCTTGAGGTATACCAATGAATGATCCTATGACTACAGGATCTTGCATGTTTAAGTTATCTCGATAAAACCCCATGACAGTAGAACCTTCTACAAGACCATGTGTTGTTGTACCAAGTCCTGATAAAGATGGTGATGTTGTCGGCATCATGACTTCTGCCCATGGGAGATCAGGTGTAGCGATCAGTTGTTTATCGTGTGAATGTGCACCGTAAATTCTGACCCTAACTCTATTTAAAAATAATGGATCATTTCTATCTTCGATTACACCTGTGAACCAAGTGAAACCTGTTTTACCTTGATATTGAGTCATTACTTTTCTGTATCTCCGTATTCTATCTTTGTCGTTTCAATATCTGCGTTAACAGAATCTTTCATGCATCTTATATTAAGATTACATTCTTTTGGAGTTAAGTTCCACATGATCTCTGTAATTAGATGATTGCCACTAAAAAATACAGGTTCTTGATGTTCTTCTCCTGGTCTTACTGCAGGAAGGTCTAAATTAATTAATTGTCCAACTGAGATATCTGTTCTAGCAGATAACACGACATTGATTGAATAATATTCTAATAATTGTTTTGCGGCTGTTCTAAATTGACTAGAACCTAAATGTGTCATGTGATCAGCATGATGGATATCATTAATATCATCAAACTTAAAAGACGAGTCACTAGTTAAGATATGATACGCGTCTGAATATGAACCGATCGGTTTATCCTCTGTTACTCCTTCAATCGCTGGATCTTCACCGTCATGAGACTCACCACCTATATGTGTCATTTCAGGTGATGTCCGAACAAATGGGTGATAAGATACTGAAGTCCCACCACTAAAATGTTTTTCTAAGAAGTTATATGTTTTGTCAACAAAAAATTTATATGTATTGTTAACTGTTGTTTGTCTAGATGCAAAGAGTCCTTCAACAACACCTTTCATTACATCTGTTTGTGTGTCAATCTTGTATGCTAATATCCTTCTACTCATTCCAACTTCAGAAGCGTCAGAACCTGTCTTATCTGCTGGTTGATCTTTACCGTCATTGGCTCCGGCCTCAATATATACAAAGGGTCTACCACCAGCATATTCTCTGTCCATCATTGTTGACAACGCTTGAATCCTGTATCCACCATTAGCTGTTTGATAGAAGAAGAATGAATCTTGTAATCCACTAGTAGAATCTATACCTTGAGCATTCTTACATAACCAATTCATTGTATAACCTACTGTCCAATTTGGAATAACAACTTGATAATTATCACCTTGAGACGCTTCTCTAACTTCAAAATGAGGTATAAGTTTACCTGTCTCTGAACTACTAATGTTTAAATGGTCTTTGGCTATCTTGGCTGCTATGTCTGTCATTGAACCACGGAAAGCTTGACTTATTCTTTTTCTTCTTGAAGTCAACATCTCTGGAGAACAGAAAAGAAGTTTATAGGCTTGAGTTGAAGCGTCAATTCTAGTGACGGCTTCTACTTTATATATTCTAAATAGTTGATCAATACCATCGTCAGGGTGAGTTTCGTCTTGATTTCCTGAAGGTTGACTAAATTTTATTCTAATAGATTCTTGACCAAACAATTTATAGTTTTCTAAGAAGTTTACTGAATCACCTAAAACAATTTCACCTAATAAATAACTTCTACTGATAGATTCGTAAATATTACATTCTACCATCAAACTTTTTACATCAGCACTATCACCTTCATTGTTGACAATGGTTAAAATATCTAAACTGTAACTCTTAGGATTTGAAGAATCGGCCATAATTTACGCTCGTACTATATCAATAAATTCTTTTACAATTCTACCTATATATTTTGGTTCAATATATCTTATCATAAATTTTTCTTCATTGAGTGTTCTTTCATAAGTTTCGTTTGTAACAACTGAATTACCAGTTGACACCGTAGTTCTTAATTCATTAGAATCTGTATAATGATTAATAGCGTCTCTTTCATTCTTAACCACCGACACAGTAAAACTCTTTCCAGACTCAGCTCCTAATACCGTACCTGTCGTAAATGTTCCATTAATACTATTTAATGTTATTCTATTATGTGTTGGATTAATATGAGTTACAAACCCATAAGCGCCTGATGATGATTGTGAAACTTTTTCACCTAGTTTAAACTTTGAAGTTGATGAAACTATATCTGTACTTGAACTCGCCACTAAACATTTACCTGAATATTTTCGATCAATATATTTTTCAAGTAGTTGATTTGATTTTGGCCAATCATTAAAATCTTGTAAATTTTCATTAACTAAAAAGAATGTCCAATATAGAG